CACCGTAGGTGTAATCCAGATAGAAGAGCAGTCCGGACGGAAGGCTCATGGGCTGGATTGAAACCAACTCGTTAGCGATCAGGCCGCCGAATACACGGCGAACGATCGGGAATGCAATGTTGGTGAAACCACGGAGGTCACCTGAGGATGCCTGGCTTCCACCACCTGTCGAGACGGAAGAAACTTCCTTCAGGACCTGTGATGCCTGGTTCTCCAGGAGGCGTGCCATGTTCTCACGGTTGACGCCGTTGAGGCCGCGAAGCAGACCAGTGCGGTTCCACTTCTCGACCAGGGTCTTGTTCTGAGAGCCCAGGTGGCGTTGCCTGATTCCCTCAGTTAGGGTATCCAAACTAAAATTTGACATTTTCTACTCCTTGTAGTGTTGAAAGATAACGCACAGACAGTGCTTGCCGATTATCCCTTGATACCGGCTAGGACTGCCCATCTATCTACCTCAACGCCACTGGAGGCCGGCTGTGCCGACCGGGTTGATCTGGAAGACGAACCGAGCACGGTCCTTGTTGTTCCCTCGCTCAATGCACCAGACTTCTGGCCTCTCCTTGCGAGCGATTCGGAGAGTGACTTGTAAAGCAGCTTGGCTTCACGCAGGGTCTTGGCATTATCTAGAGCCTCGACAATGGCGCGTTGCTGCTTCACTGTTAGATCCTTGTTCTGCATCAGCTTGTTAGCATACAACAGCTTAGCATTGAACAGGTTCATCTCGACCAACTGGCCCTTCAGGGACTCAGCGGCCTTCTTGTATTCATTGGCTTCCTTCATGGCCTTGCGGAGGCGAGCCTCCTTGACACCGGTGTCGGACACGGAACCAAGTTCATCAGCGAGGACATTGACCAGAGAATCCTCATCCACATCGTAGAAGACATCTCCAATCTCTTCGGCACCGCCAAACTGGTCGGCCTGTGTCTCGGCCTGCTCACGAACCATTCTGGCACGACGAGCGCGAGCCTCACGAAGCTTGCGGGCCTGCAGTTGACGGGACTCACGGAGGCGCTTCATCTTGCCGAGCTCACGGCGAAGAGCGGACTCATCGATCTCGTAGACAGCTTCATCAACCTCATCGGCTTCATCGGCTTCTTCCAGATCCATGTCTTCATCACCGCCTTCCTCATCAGCGGCTTCTTCATCGCCGCCCTCGTCACCGCCTTCCTCGTCGGTGGCCTCTTCCTCTTCGCCTTCTTCTCCTTCCTCACCGGCTTCGAAAGAAATGTCAATGCCTGTCAAGGCATCTCCGATCTCATCCTCACCCTTGTCGGCAAGGCCGGCCATTTCATCGTCACTTAGAACGAGCTCGGCCTCTTCCATTCCACGACGCTTGGCGCCTTCCCCCTTCTTGTCTTGATCCTCGCCTTCGAAAAGAAAGTCGAAGATGTTTCTTCTAGTCCTTGTTGACATTGTTTTCATCTCCTTCAGTGTTTCAACCAGCTTTCCTTCGAGGCGCTGTGAACCCCCACCGTTTGCCTTCACTTCACCACGAAGTGAAATGGCCTCCTGTGCTAACTTGCGATAAGTATCACGGATTTTCCGCTTTTGTCCAGGTGTAACCTTACCTGACTGAACAAGTCTACCTACCGCTTCCTTAAAGAGCTGATGATTTTTGCTAAGATTTTCAATTCTCTTTTGCAATAATCTTTGTCTCTTCTCGTTCTTTATCATTCTTGCAAGGCTTTCTGCCATCTGATCAGTTAACACGGCAGAATTCTCATCTGCAGCGGTGTCTGTATCAATATGAATGTCACCCGTGTTGTTTATGATGACAGGAATAGATTTTTCACTAGATGCCTGATCAATAGATTTTACCGGTTCGGCTGGCGCAGTAGAAACTGGCAATGTTTCAGCAGAATCAGAAGAAACATCGTCATCATTTACCGGTTCTAACTCAGAATCATCCGAGGATTCTAATTCTTCATCCTGCTCATGCAGAATTCTAGAATTGATCATTTTTCTAATACGTGGTGTGATAGCTTCCAAAATTTGCTGTTTGGCAGCATTTTCAGCTACTTCTCGCAATTTTTGGGCGTCAATAACTGCTTCATCGTAAATCGCCATTTTGCAACCTCATCGCAAACTAAGTATGCTATCTTTTGGGACTTTCACCCCTGTCACGCAAAATTTTATCAGCAAGATCCTCTAGCGTGAAAATCTCTTCTTGTTCATCTTCTTCGGCAGTCTCATCGGCTTGTAACCAAGTCTGCGGTGGTGAATGTGACCATCCTTGCTGAGAACCCGTACGTTTATAGTTTGATCCACCGCCACCTTGATATGGAAATGAAGCTCCTGAAGATCCTAATGCAGGAAATTTTCCAGATCCTTTGTTCAACTTTGTTATTGGTGACATTGAATCGCTGAATGAAGCAATTTCTTGCAACACATTATCAGGCCTCCAAAAACAATCTGACAATTTTGTATTACCTGCGGCGAAGTAAAATGGCTGTGTTCCTGCTGCTCTTAAAAAGTCTGAAGGAACATGTGACTGATATTTCTTTGAAACAGCGTCTGTGGATTCATCATCGAACTCTTCTTCGGTAGAATCTTCCTTCTCAATGTAAGGAAATTCTCCGCCCATTTGACGAGGCAGCTGTGTCTTAGGTTCGAGAATGCCGTAGCCTAACCCCGTTCTGGCATCTCTGGCACCCGAGATTGTCCAGTGGTCATTAGGCCTTGGCCCTGTGCTGGTAAATGGACCTTTAGGCATTCAGTTCATGAACCTTTAGCTTTTTTCAGCACTCGCAGGTGATTTACCTAAGATCTGCACCAACTTTGTGGTTTTCATAGCTTTGGATGTCGAAGATGGATTTCTAGCATCCTCGTTTGCAGAAGCGCCAGATCCAGGTGTCGATGGTTTCTTTGCAGAAATCTGTGCAGCAAAGTCCTTTGCTTCAGGAATTGAAGAGGCATTGACGCCATTTCCTTCACCAGGAGATGCAGGATTGGGAACAAAAGGTGTGGCAGGAAGTCCGCCTCCACCGGTCTTGACATCATTGTAATTGGGAGGACCACCACCCTGAGCAACATTGCTAGCACCTGCTCCGGTAAAGTCTAGACTGTAATTCTCAGAAAATCCATAGTACCCATCAGATCCTGCAACCGAACCATTGACGACATTATCCAAATACCACTGCTTCAAACCTTCTGCTGTCAGTTTTATGGCACCTTGATTAGGAACATTTGATTCAGCTTGTGAATAAAGTGGGCTCGAAGAAAAGATTCCTTTCAGATTTTGCTCATTTCTCGTGCCCAATGGTTTTCCATTGATAGGATCTGCTACAATTGTTTGAAAATTCATTTTTGGCATGGCTATCCTCCACTGAGCATGAAAATTTATTAGCTACGTCTAATCTTTCTAGCAATCTTTGCCTTGGCCTCCTGGATCTTAGCCAGCTTGGCACGTAGGCGGCGCTCGTGAATGTCCAGTGCCTTCATGTAATCAACCTTGTTCTCAAGGTGATCTGCATATCCAGCCTCGGGATCAATCTCTTCGGGTTTGACATCAGATGGATGATCCTCGTCAAAGTAATATGCCTCTGACTGCAACTTACGGGCTTCCTGAACAATAATCTTCTTCAGAATCTCTGGGGTGATCTTTCTAACTCTCTGTGCCATGGTAATCTCCTATGTCGTCATTCGACTGAATGTAAGTATGATGTACTAGAAAATGTTTCACTAACCGATATTTTTCTTTGGAGCAAATGCCGCAGCCGCCCAATTTTTGCTAGCACCACCAAAAATCGAACTGATATCGAGGCCAGGATCTCCTGATGATGTACTCATGTCGTCAAAATCATCAGATTGTGCACTCATTTGAGATCTGACATTTTGTGGAATTCTGTCATTTTGTATCTGTTCTTTGAGTGTGGTTTGGGCGGTGTGTGAAAGAACTTTACGAAGAACGGGGTCATTTGTGACAAATGACACAGAGTCTGCAACTTCCTTTTTACGAAGTTGCATTCTTCTGGCATGTTCTTTCTCTTCAACAAGCTTTTGAGCTTGCACTTTTTTCTGCTTCACTTCATTGAGACTTTCACCAAGACCGTCTGTCAAAATTTCCAGCAGACACTCTTTGATGATTGACTTCAGCTCATTCTTGGTCATTATCCTACTCCTGCAACTCCATTAGAACCTGTCATTACAAAGAACTGATTTTGAGGAACATTAGTGAGACCTGCTATCAATGTGAAGCTAGTTGGACTTCCACCGTGTTGCCTGAACCAAACTTGATTGCATTTTAGTTCGAGTCTTCCAGTAGTTTGCCCACCTGACAAAATGAAATAGTTGGCATTTGGATTAGAAGAAACACCATTGTTTGTGAATCCAATTCTTAATGTATCCGCTGCCGTGCTATCCGTATTGAAAACCTCTATCCATCTTGTAACAAATGGAAAAGATACGGAAATTGGTGAAGTTCCAACTTCATTAGTTGCTGAACTTGTAACAAAAGGAACACCAGAAGCCTGATATTCTGACACCATTCCGTGGTGTGGTGATGGCCAGTTTGACATTGATTACTCCCAATCTAGTATTTCGTTGAAAATGCGATCGACTCTGTCAGATTTATTGAGATGTCTGCTATTTCCACGTTTGAGTTCCTTACCTTCACGCATCATGAATGCATTCGGTGTTGATGGTTCAGAAACGAAATCCCAGCAAACTAACTGAAAATCGTCCTGAACCACATCGTAATCGCCTTCGCGTTTGGTGGAACCAACACCACGAGAACTGATGCCTAGCGTGACACCTGTTTCTACCAGTGATTGTAGAATCTTGCCTGATGGTGTATCCAACAACTCCACGGTACCGTAACAGGTCTTTCCATCCATGTAGGCTTCACGAACAATGTGAGAAGCATTCTTCAGTTCCACAACCGAAGTGTCAGGGTGGTCGCACTCACCGAGAGCGCGGTTCTCCTTGATGAACTTCTGGTAGTTGCGAACTTCTCTCTCCAGAATTGTTTGCGGATAGATGCGTCCGTTCTGGTTCAAGGTATCCGCCTTTTGCAGAATACCTTTCATTACGATCTTGCCACCGTTCTTCTCCTTGATTTCCTTGATGATCTCAGGAGTGTACTCAAATTTCATCCATTCAGTTAGCAGTTTCTTATCACTCATCGTCCCCTCCTTTTAGCTCAGAGACCAACTCGATGAGCTGCAGTGTTCTACTCAATTTTTTGTCTTCGCTCTCTGTTCTGAAAGATTCGACATTTGTAATGACTCTATCGATCTTTTCAAGAAGAACACGATTTTGGCAGGTCTTCTTGAATTCATTCAAAGAATTGATTGCCTCATCCTGCGCAGCATTGAGTTCATTACCCAAAGAACCCTTGCCCTTTATCAAGGCATTTTCCACCACTCGGCGTTGGGCAGGCAACAGTTCCTTACCATACTTCTCTTGGAATTTCTTCAACATTACTCGGTAGACTAGAGGATCCACAGATTCCTGCTGAATTTCTGCCTCGGCAGGTCGAGCAATCCATTCTGCCAAATTGTGTTCGTACTTTGCAGATTCAGTAATCTCTAGAATTCTAGAACCGCGCCAGGAATCCAGAAGTGACTGGACAGTTGCGTACAATTTGTAGTTTGGAACTCGAATGTCGTAGAACTTTTCCTCAGAAAGGGTGTGATTGATCGCCTTGATCAGAGCAGATTTCTCCTCACTGAGCTTCTGTTTGTTGTGCTTAGATGCGGCGTTCCTCGCTTCGTTGATTACACGATTTGCCAATCCAACATCACCCATCGGTGCGTTTACCAAGGCATTGAAAAGCTTGAACTCTCTGTGAAGTTCAGTTCCCGCCTTGAAATGTTTGGTGATGATGGAAATTGCTTTAGTAGCCGAATCGTTATCGTTCTGAATAATAGCACTGCCGACGTACCGAACCAACTGTTCGTGTATGACACCGACGTTGCGTTTCTTGTTATGCTTCGTCATTTGGGTCCTCTTCAAATCCGACTGCCAGATCCTCTGACAGTAAAGTCTTTCTATTTCTATTTATCTTCCCACCTAGGCTTCCTATCATTTTCTCAAAGTCACGTGTCAATTTTGCAGGTGCCTGTGTGTAACGCCTTTCCTTCTCTTCCTTGAAATTGAAGAGAAAATCCTCATCAAAAGGTTTATTTGATGTGTCCTGTGGGCGAGCATAGTCACCCACCGAAGTCATCTTGGCAAAATCAGGCATGTGTGTGGTTCCAGGACCATCAGTTACTGTGCGACTTGGTTTAATAGGACCGCCAAATACATTCATCAGTTTATGCTGAGCTTTTACAGGAGCATCTTCATCATCAATTGATAGAGTGATGTCATCATAATCAAATTCTTGATCTTCATCTGTCAATGGTTCTTTAGGATCTTTCTTTGATGGAAGGGCGGTCAAAAGTTTATCATCATCCTTCTTGTCACCTGAGAAGAGGCCTCCTGCTTCTCCGCCACCTGCGGCAGCCGTATCACCTCCTGCAGCAGCAGCACCAGCATCACCACCAGCTGCCGCTCCACCGCCCGATGCCCCCGCTGCCTCTACATCGGCATCTTCTTTCTTGTCAGCCTTCTTTCCTTCCTTAATTTGTTCAATCTCTTCGTTCGTAAGTCCAATGATGTTTTTACGAATCCAAGTGCGGTCAACAACACCTTCTGGGGCTTTACCAGCAATGTCAAACTTAGTAGCAATCAACTGAAGTTTCTGTTGCTGCGCAGTGGAAGATGGATTTGTGAGATTCAATGTGAAATCAATCAGATCCTCACCCTCGAAACCGTGGCAGTAGAGATGAATCATTGCCAGCTTATTGAGCTCGGCAATGATTGTTTTCTGAATGCGATGAATTGTACGAGAGAATCTAATGTCCTCCTGTGCCAGAGTTGCCTTGGCACCTGTCTCCTCATCATATCCAAGATAAGCCTTTGGAATTTTCAGTGCAGCAAACAATTTCTTCTGAATGTACTGTACATCCTCAATTGCCGCTGTATTTTGGCCGCCAGCCAACGTATCAATCTTCGTGCCTGTTTCACCACCACGGACTGGTAGAAAGTAATCCTCATCCACTGAGAGAGGATTGTAGCGCAAATCTACTTTTCCGTTATTCTTGTCAATAACCTGATTACGCTTCAGATTTGTTTGTGCCTGTTCCATGTAGTCAGCTACATTTTCAGGAGGTGTATTACCGATGTCGATGTAGAACACACGGCGTTCAGGTGCACGAATGACGCGGTAAACCAACATTGCGTCTTCCATCATGATCAGCTGTCGCCAGATTCTGCGTGCAGATTCTAGAACAGATGAACCGTAAGGAAGGAATGCGTCGTTTCCTAGTAGACGAAAGTGTGAGATCTGCCAGTTTTCCAGCGTCTGATTACCGTTGGTAATCCACCTGAAACGACATGCTGAAGGATCTGAAGGATCAAATCCTTCCTCACGCTCCATTTCAGTAATTGAGATGGGATACGCATTAATGACACCGTACTCAGGAGAGATGTCGTTGAAGAGAAAAAAGTCTCCGTACTTCACCAGGTTACGAACCCACATCACCAGATTGAAGTCCACATTCAGGGTATCGTAGAAAAGTTCTTCCAGAGTTTCCTGAATCTTCTTGTTTTCTGAGTGAATGTGAAGAACTCTGCCTTTGTCGTCAGATGACACTGTTTCTTCTGCATAAATGTCAAGGGCAGAAGCAATCTCAGGAGTTGATTCCATTTCTGAGAAATCTGAGTACCTTGACATTCTGTCAAAAGCACCGTAGGCGCTTAGCGTACTGTTGTAGACATCGCTATGTGCCTTGCGAAATACTTCCAGCGCAGAACTTGCACCTTGCTGACGAAAATCTTTGACCTTGCGACGGACAATAGGTCCCGAGCGGAACAACCGCGTCAGTCGTGTAAAGAGTGAACCTTTGTTATTGGGATCTGCCATGTTTCACATCATAATCAGAAGTAAGTATCTGGAAACTATCTTATTACAAAACCCAGTCGTGCTCTTCCAGGGGACCTGTGTTTCTTTGCATTGCTATCACGTGATCAGGAACTGGGCTGAAAGGTTTTTTATGAACAGATGGATCGACGTATTTTTCCATTGCGCCTCGACCCCTTGAATTTACACCAAACGCAGCCAACATTGCCTGTTCG